TTAAGTCCTTATTATAAGTCTTACTGTCTCGTTTGTAGATTCTGATCTTTCTACAGGTTGAATATTCTTGTAATAGATGATTTCTCCAGAGTATTTATCGACATCTCTTTCGGAAATATTGAAAATGATAGCAGAAACCCCACTTTCTTGACCAACTATTGTCTCACCGTTCGTAAATGTGCTTGCACCAAATACTGTTGCCGTAGAACTGGATATACTTGAACTTACTATACGCCCTGTGGTACCAGACAAGTCACCCACAATTTCTTCATTGTTGAAAAATGGTTGCCCACCAGAAAGTGTGTTATCAAACTCCAATACCTGCGAAAAAGTGGGGTCCGTCATCAGTACTTCATTATTACTAAAAAGTCTTGGATTTTTCCATATACCTACTTGACGATAATTGATATCAGCAGGAATAGTATCTAATTCTGTTCCATTAATATCTAGAGATATACCTAGTCTTGTAGTATTCAGGACATTTTTTACCTTATTATCCCCAATAATTGAAACAATCGGTCTAGCTTCGCCATCTTCACCATATACTGTATTTGCAATAATTGAAATATTGGCATCAGTATATAAACTACCAGTATTAACAACATTTATCCTGACAATTTCTGTATCCTCTACTTCGGAATAAGCTTGTGCGCCCGTACCGTTCCCATCTATCCTTACTCTAGGAGAAATAAGATAAGAAGACGAAATATCCAGTACCAAGCTATCATCAAGTTCAATATAACGGCCAGAAGTATTGGAGGTGTAATTTGTGATGTTTCTTATTGAACCAGAACCTGTGCCATCTGCTATATACACAGAACTACCTGTATAGGCTCCGTTTGCGTTTAAGGCGCTAGGTTCTATTCTGTATACTGTATTCGAGACGGCTTCTTGTATCAGCCCAGAATTGGTGATATAGTTCGTACCCGGATTGGTGATGATAATGTCGTTTATTTCGCCATCCAGAAAAGAATTTTCTACCTGATTATTTGCAGTATAAGGTATTAGAGTAGGATTTGCAAACTTACTCTCGTCTAATGATGATAAAGTAAACAAATACTTCCATTTATAACCATCTGCAAGTACTGCTGGTTCTGTAGATATAAATGTAGGTTCCGATGTTGAAAGTCCTCCACCATTATTGTCAAGACAAAGATATACATTATTTGTTGAGTTCAAAACAAAATAATTTTGATTGGTGGTGTCGATTTCCGAATCATATTGCACATATGCTTCGCCTTCAATCCATGGAATTCTGCGGATCATAAATGATACATCACTCGGCTGCAATTTCTTTGCGAACAGGACATCGTTTCTTAAAGAGTGGTTTGAGTCTCGAAGAGTAAGGTTTTCTTCCGGTGGATTAAAATCATCATTCCAAGGGTAAGACCTTGAAACGAAAACATAATAATTATTACCGTCTTCAATATCTTCTTTAAGAAGATCGATAAATGAAATATTTAATTGTCTTAATACTTGACCCATTTAACTACTCTGTTCTATAGAAAAATCCTCAGCTATAAGCCGAATATCTTGAGTTGTTTGTGTATACGCTCGTCCAAATGGTTTATACCCAGAAGGATGACATATTTTATACAATATATTAATGTATTTATCTAATGATCTTGAGGAACGTATCTCGTAACTGAATTCTTGGTAGTAAAAACTATCTTGCAAATATTTATCGGAGTTAAGGAAACCTCGACTACTTCTCCAAAAACCTTTTTGATTTCCGATAGAACCATAAACAGGAATGGCATCAATGATAGAACCAGAACCAGCCGCATCTTGAAGTCTTATTGTTTCACCGAACGTATAACCATAACCCGAATCAATAACCATCAGATTAGATACCACATTACCAATCACAGCCTGTCCTAGTATATCAGCGTTTTGACCTAAGAAACCACCTTCTCCATCTGAAAGATTTAATGGCCCAATATAAGGATCGAAAGCGGTCACATCTGGATCGCCATTATAGTTAACACCCGGATTAATAGTTTGTAAAGAAACTATAGTACCTAACTCAATATCATTAAAGATTAGAGCCTGATCGATGATAGTATCCAAATTTGCTTGACCAAATAAAGAAAAATCAGTTGCATCAAAAGCAAATTCTTCAGCATCTAAAGCAACATTAGAATATGGTTCGATAATAGTGTTCGCCCAACTATATACAAAGGTGTTAGCGATCTCTGACACTATGGCTGCCGCGCCCGTACCTGTAGTGTTCGAGCCCGAATCAATATTAATTACAGCATCCAAAGAATAACCATAACCACCATCTAAAACAGTAAAATCAATGATTCCTTGACCCAAAAACGTTTCTGTTACTGCAACTTCAAGAAAAGAGCCCGTGTCTGTAGGTGAAACGGGGACTAATATATCACCTGATTCATAATTTATACCCAAACCAATAGGCTCAATATCAATAATCGATCCTTTTATAGAAGGAGCATCAGGTATATTAACGCCTGTTATATAAACCTTTTCATCTAACTCAAAGGTTCCTTCTATATCAGTTAAGAAAAATATTTCAATTTCTTTATTGTTTACAAAGCGCTTCTGATAAGAATCCACAACTGCCGTTGCTTCAGAGTTAAAACCGAAAACTCGTTGACCTTCAAAGGAAGGGTTAAGTTCAGATTTTGTTATCTCGAAATATCTATTTTGTACCCATCTTCCGTCTGAAGTTTTTAGAATATCAACTTTAGGTAAGTAAATGTCAATATCTTCATCATAGAGAAGACGAAACAGTAGTTTAAAACCAGTATCCGATCCTTTGGAACGATAAACATCTTTTATTCGCTTGACGAATTCTCTTTTGTTACCAAAAACTTGCTTCGGTATATTACGCATATACTTGTTAGAAAAATATTGAAGAAACGGTTCAATAGTGGAATCGATATCCCTAATTTCAGGAAGATTTCTAGCTAGGTCTACAGGATAGCCTTCTTGCTCCAAAAATTCAAAGTAATTAGTCAGGAACGTAATAAATTCCGGTCCTTCTTCCTTGTAGAAGTCCGGAAACTGTTCTTTGACAAAATTACTAAGTGTTTTTTCTATTTGAATCATGTTTCTACCATATTGACCGATATATCTCTACCTTCGATGAATAATACTTGATTCTTATCAGCTATAATATCTGTAGTTACGGTTCGCCCAAATATTCGAATAGCGTTATCATAACCAACTACATTCAAAGTTAAGTCTATATTACCAGTTTCGTAATCAATGGTCCCGACATCTTCTTCAACTACAATAAATTCATCTAAATCAGTATTTCTATATAAGAATATTTTACCTCTACCATTATCCTGCATTTGAACTTGACGATTAACACCCAAACGATCACGATAAGTAAATATATTTGAACCAAGCATAGGAGGATGGCCTAAAGGCTGCTCTTGTGTCGTCGGTACACGCAAGAAACGGATAGCATTATTGAACGAAAAAGTCAATTTTTGTGTAACGTTTACTTCAGGACGCCATACCTTTACCATTCTTACACGAACTTCATTACTCTGAATTGCGTCATCTACATCATCAATTAGTGTGGTAACTCTTGATGGTCTGAAACGTGACCCGAATTCCAAGAAATCTGTTTCATTAAGACCTAGAATTGTGTCAATAACCCTTGTGCGAATATCTTCAACAGTAGACGTTAACAATTCTCTTGAATAAAACACACGCGATCTTACTTCAATATTAAAGTAATCAGGATCAATGACTACAGGTGTTTTTAAAGATTTTCCTGTCAGTTCTTTAGCTATACGATTTTTTAAAGAAGTAGTTGGTATAGTTCTGGTTCCCGCAGGTTTTACTGATACCACAACAGAACCATATTGAGGGGGATTGGCTTTTTCACCACCATACGCTATCACACTCTGCACTTCTGGAAAAGTCTTTTTTACTATAGTCTCAAAATCTTGTTCAATGACTGCACGTTCTTGTGTCTGATAAAACTTCTGTGAATTTATTCTTATTGAATTAATACCTTCACGTTCATTACCATTTCTTGCAGATTGAGTTGTGGATACTGCTACAGGATAATTGGATATAGCAGTGGCGGGCGTAAAACTGGCAGCACCGTTGCCATCCGCCCCTACTGTATCTCTGTATTCTACTTTTACTATATTACCTTCTGTCAGTCTTTTCCCTAGAGTTCCTTGTGTAGGGAAAGTCAATTGATACTGATTCGCTCTGAAACCTTCGACAAAGTATACTTCAGATTCATTATCTAGACCAAATAAACTTTCAGTTCTTTGCCAGAGAACTTCGTTGTCATCTACAGAGGAGTCACGAACAGTCACACGAAGACTTGTAAGGTCTATATTTTCTGATTGCAAAGGAAAGATATAACGATCACCACTTACTTCAAAAAATTCAGTTACGATTTCGCCTTCAAAAATTTCTACACCGGAAGCTCTATACAGACCAGCCGCAGGTGTAACCGTTACTGTTTCTGGAACTAGATAAGTTAGACGAACGCCATCAATAGTAGTTGTAAATTTGTAATTTCGTGGTATAGTGATGGAATCAGGATTGTCAGTGGGGTTAATTGTGATATCGACCACTGCTCTTGCTGATGATCTGGAACGTGGTGTGTAGTTTAAGTCTTTGGCTTGTGATACCACACTTTCTTTTAGTTTAGCGGTATCCATGAACATTTCAGAACCAACTTGATTCAAGTAAAACGCATTAAGATATGTATTATAAGAAAGTAATTCAGTCAGGACGGCGAAATTAGAACCATCAAAATCAAAATCAGAGTATTCGGGCTTACCACGCAAGTATTCCTTGAATCTTTCATTAAGATCAAAAAAATCTAATTGATCCGCCTTCAGAAAATTATTTGCTTGTTCCTTAGCCATTCTTTATCTTGCTCTTTTAAGTATTAGTTCTATTTTTATAGGTTCTGGATTATTTATAACAGAAATAAATATTTCAACGGAAAGGGTATTATCATCATCTTTTTGGCTTATAAGAATACGTATCAATCTACATCTAGGTTCGTGAAGTCTTAACTGTTCACGGGTCTTTTCCTCAATAATATAAGCTGTATCTCTTGTGAAATTTTCAAATAAATACCCTCTCAAACCTACACCAAAATTAGGGTTGAATTTTCGTTCACCCGGATTGGTCAAGACTATATTCCTTACTGATCTTTTAACCGCCTCAACATCAATCAAACGAAGAAGATCGTTCCTTACAGGGTGTACCTGAAGATTGGTAGGGATATCAAAGAATCTCGGTTCGGTCTGTCTAATAGCCATATGTGTATTTAGTTAAACTTTTTTGAGAAATTTTGAAAAAAGTGCTTGACAAGTTTTTGAAACCCTGTATAATAGCTTTGTAGCCAATAAATGTATTAGTCTTTAATGATTCTAATGATACTACATGGTTTCGTGCTTACAGCACGAAAACGCGAAGCGTTTCCTTTAGGATTCATTATAGATTTTCTCTACAGACTTTAAGGAATTCAGGATTTCTATCTTGAACAAAATTACCAACTGATGCCGCTAGTTTCCATCCATTAGAAAATGCCGAAGTTGGAAATGGAGAATTAACTTCACCTGCCAAAGCAGAAGCCATCCCGATCAACAAAGGAACGGCATTATCTGATCTTCTCAAATCTATAGCAGCATCAATTGAAGCACCTAATATATTTCCTACGTCATTTACTAGATTTTGCACTTGACTATTCGATGAACCTAATATAGATTGAATAGCAGTTGAAAGGACTTGATCCGCTCCAAAGGAACCAAAATTCTGAAACTCAAAACTTTGTGTGCCTGCTGCATTGACAGCATTTGTAAATACAGCTATTCTTCTGGCAAATGATTGATCAATAGCTGGTATAGTAGCAGGTAATTGTCCAAACAGTCTTTTACCTATTTCTGTAGGTCTTTTGAGTGTTGGGTTGTTTGCAAGCATTTGTATAGGTGGAGTTTGGCCTAATACAGTCTTCAGGAAATGAAACATGATATCAGATTCCTTTTCGATATCTACTGTTTGTAGCAATTCTTGAATGTTAGCAGGCGGTTTAGCGTTTGTTATTTCTGATAACACTTCTTGAAACTTGCCTTGTAGTTCTTGTGTTTTACTGTTTATTCTGCCCAACTGTTCTCTAACATCAGCAACCAAATTGTCTTCATTAGCTAATTCAGATATATTTCCTAGTTGTTCGCTTAATTTTTCGACAAATCTACCTCTTTGAACTAAATCTGAGATCTGTCTGGAAGCTTGCCTCAACTCACCAATATTGAGTGATCCCAATTTTTCAAATTGCTCTGAAAGGTTTTCGATATTGTTTAATAGATTAGGTAATACATTAGGAATGTTTTGGATTTGAGAAAATAAATCCGCAGGCGTTCCATTACCAAAATCTTGAACCTGTTGTGTCAAAATATTTTGAATATTAGATATATCATTTCCTAAGTTCACGATGCCTTGTATACCACCGAATGAAGGTAGGTTTTTAGTATCAAAACCACCAAAATTACTTGAACCTTGGTCTGTTCTTTCTGCAACATTTGCTAGATCATTAGCAAATCTTTTAGTTAAGGATGCAAGCCCATTAGCGATAAAACCTATTTTGTAAAGATTTGGTTTTTCAAGTATTCGTTTAGGCTTCCTGATGATTTCTGGATTTAAAAGGTCGTCAACACCAGTAGCAAGCGCAATATATTCTAGATTAGGATAATTATCTATACTACATAAAACATATAAGAAGTCTTCAAGTACATCAACAGGAACAAAACCAAATTGTGAAAACTCTCTTGCTTTCTTTTTGAGTAATCTTACTTCTTCTTCGGTTAACCTGAATTCTGTAGTATTAGAACTTGATGAAGAACTTGATGAAGAACGATTTCTTACTGCATTTGCTTGTCCAAAGAAAGAAAATGCGACATTGACGGCAGCATCAAAGGCAACATTCTCATTCTTTTGAGATACGTCATCCATAACGGATGGTTGTTCTAGTAGTCCCTTTTCAACTAATTCTGCTGTTTGGCAATCAAGAACAACTTCTTCATCAAGTTCTGGGTTTTCTTTCCTATCAGAACCAGTTTCACTTGCTGGTGATTCAGAAGAAGATTCGGGTTTAGTTCTGGTTCTCTTTTCTACTACATTTCCATCTGAATCAAAATCAGGTATTCTTCTACTCATCTTCTAATCAAACCTCTTTGTCTTAAGTATTCGGTGTATTGTGAGAAATCAAGGCCGTCTACTCTTTGACCTCGTGAGCAACGATTGGTTTTACAAGTCCAGACGTTACCTCCAGCGCCTTGTCCGGGTCTTGCACTTTCAAAATGTATTAGCGCATTGCCTCCCGTAGAAATTTCAAAGTAAATAGCAGTCCATGGCAAGTTATTGAAACAGAATTCAGCTATATCAAAACCAGCCTGATAGTCTCTAACATTTGCCGGTTGTAAATCAATGGCACTTCCTGTAGAGTGACGACTCCTAGTACCGGGTCTGTATCCAGCACCCCTTACCGGTGCAACCAAAATATTCACACCTCTTTTATTGAATTCATCAATAATGGGATCAACAATATTATGACATAAATTCATAGCATTCAAAATATGTTGACGAGGGACACGTCTATAATTGTAGAAATAATTTCCTACAGTAACATGCTTAGAAAGTTTTGCTGATGAATTAGACATTGAAGGGGTATTCAAAGGATTGCGAGTTGCTATTGATGTATTATCTTCAGGAGCACGTTGATCTGCACCAACAGTTTCTCTTCCAGAATCAGTAAACTGTCCATAGTCTGAAACCCCTTGGTTTTGGTTGGCTTCTTGTCTTATTCTACCCGGAATTGTATTATCTTCATTTTCATACATCCCAAGACTTCTCTTGGAACCACCAACAGCGTTATAAGGGAAATCCGGAGCCTCACGTCTAGTTGTTACTGTGTCGATGATAGTATTAGATTCAGGATAATCTGGTGCTTCAGGTTCGTCAACTTCCGAAGCTGATCTTGGCTCTGTAGTATTTGAAGCTACAGGCGTCAAAGGTGATGATGGCGCAGTTCCGTCATTGAGGTCTATTGTTCCACCACGTGCATTAATGGTGTCAGAACCAGAAAGCATAATAGAACTAGCCCTAATATCCATAGTATCGGTTGCGTCAATATTAGCATTTTCAGAAAGTATAGTAGTTGTGCCTTCAGCACTCACAAGTACATTAGTAGCTCTAGTATTGAAATTGTCAGAAGTATCAATATCAACATTACCTTTTGACGAAATGAGAAATTCGTTTCCGGCTCTGTTGTATATTCCTTTTTTTCCGTCGATTGTGACATTGCTTTCACCTATTATTCTTGCGGTCTCATGAGATTGTAAAATCAACTCTTCTTGTGCTGTAACAGTAACAGAACTCGTAGAAGAAAACAAGTCAAAAATATTAGTCGATTGAACGCTGATATTGTCTTGACCAGAAATTGTTATTTTTTCTTCAACTCTTTGATCCCATTCGCCACCTATGTCATAACGCATAGTACCGGAAACTTGTGTTCTCATATCTCCTGCAACAGTTTTGCGGTCTTGACCTGCAACCATAAATGAGTGATCGCCAACTATTTCTTCGACTTTGGTGCCTTTAATTATTTCTTGCGTATTACCTTCAATTGTTGAAATATAATTACCTCCAACATTCATAAGAAGATCGTTTTTTACGTTAATCTCTAGGTTTCCGCCTGATTCTATAAAAACACCTGATTCGGATTCAAGAACAAGATCGCCATGAGCGTAGATCAAGCCTCGGCCCCTAGCAGCATGTAAACCAAAGCCCTTTTGGCCAGTAGGCATTAAGTGAATAGAGCCATCGGAATCTATGACGAATTTAGCGCCTGTGAAATGAGATATTTCGACAACTTCGCCACCATTTACGTTATCTACCTTTATACCTGTACCGGTAGAAGAAATAAAACCATATTCCGGAGTATCTGTGACGCCACCAGAACCAGAAGTGGTTGCCGATGGTCCGGTCATAACTCCCTTTTCGTCACTTTCAATATCAGTATTGTTTTTGGTATAAGAGACAGAGTAGGGTTGAAGTCCAGAAGAATACCTAGATATGTTGCTTGAACCTAGACTAGGGAGAGAGTATTCAGTTGTTCTTACTGGTTGAAATCTTTTTATTGACATTAGCCCACATAGTTAAAATATAAAGTATTCATCATACTTTCTAAGGTTTCGTTAGAAGATGTTATTTCAATATCTTCGGTTTGTGATGAAACATGTCTCATCAATGTATATAAAGAAATTTTTTGGGGTACTGTCAAGAAGAATGGATAGTCTACTGATCTTGACCTCGCATTTACGTATTTATCTATGCCACCAATAATCATTATTTTGTAATCATCACGCTTCTTATTTAATATGTAGAATTTGCCTGTAGTGTCAAGGACGACATCTGCAACCAAAGATTGCATGTTTACTGCTTCGTCACGATAAGTATATGTAAACTCAAAATTATAACTACCTGCTCTTGCTATATCTAAAGCTGACACTGTATTCATATTCCACTACTTTCCGAAATTTCAATAGAAGGTGAAGGGTGATTTGTTTGATATCGATCTTTAAGTAAATTTGCAGCCCTTTCAGAGTTTCGAATACCTCTAGTGAAGACAGGGTGTCTTGTATTTACTACATATCTTCCACCCGGACCACGATTCCATGCTTCATTTCGCTCATAGCGTATCATACCAATACCTGCTTCTCGGAATGTGTTAGCAGAAGACAGATGATTCCACGCACCCATAGCATCCGAAGTTCTGAATTCTTCCCATACAAATTGTAATTGTTGTTCAAATGTGGGACCGTTCCTGAAGTTACCAGAACGAGCAAAGGCTGATCTGCCGGGATCGGGATAACCAAATCGCCTAAAAAGATTAGAACGTCTTGAACCTAACCACTGAGCTACACCATAAGCTGATGAACCACCAGTATTCAGAATAGTAGGGTCCAAATTTTGTCCCGATTCAACTTGTAAAAAGCCGACAATAGTAGAAGCTACTATATGTGGATTGCCGGGAATTCCCGCGTTTTCTAATTTTTCTCGAAAGAAATTGTATGCTTTTTCTGGATTAGAACCACCGGGAATAGCGGATGGTTCCTCACCTTCTACAGGCGGAATACTGGAATCTGGAATCCCTTCCGTGACGCCATAATCTCTAGGCGAGTAGTAAGATTGTGATTCTACACCACCACCAAATACTCCCGTAACAATAGGATATCTGCATTCGTTACCATCCGCAAAAAATCCGACAACCCATGTTTCCGGTTGCAAATCGTGTGTCATAGCACCAGAAGAACCACCAGAAGAAGTGACAGGATATGTTACAATTGCCCATGGTAAATCCTCATTAGACAACCTAACATAATCATCCATTCTGTGTATACCAAAAATTCTTACCTTGACTTTTGATCTATCAGGTGATATCTTTTTTACTATACCTATGAACCATTTATTTCTATCGCCATAAAAAAGTGAAGTCATGGTGTGTTGTCCACTTCATAATTCATTTCCGTTGCAAGTTCCTCTCTTAACGAATCTTTATAAAGCCTTAAGCTGGTAGAACAACTCTTTGCGGCTCCTATGGAATGTTTTACTTCACCTACTAGGAATAATCCTGAAATGTATTTGTCATCCTGAATACGTTCGAAACCATGGAATTCAGGGACTTCACAGTAAATCAATTCTCCGCAATTATGAGAAAGATCGCCCGGTATAGTAATATGTATGTCTATCTGTTTTAGGGCATGAAGATACTTTATAGCAGAATTGTACTTTTCTCTTCTTTCTGTATAATCAGTGTTTTCGTGTAATACAACTTCGTATTTTATATGTGGTGAGTCTTCGTCAGAACCGTCAGGAAATACGCCTTCTGAGATTTCATCAATATAAGGGCCTGTATTAAACTTGTGAGTATACAAATAACCTTCATTTTCTGTTTCAGATAACTTATAAACTTCAGACCAATACTTCTTTTGTTGAGGATTTATTTCATACAACTCTGATCTATAGTAACCTCCCGTAATTTTATCCACAGAACTAAACCTTGAATTGAAAACTAGATTAGATATCAAACGATATGACTGATTTTCTTGTGTTAATCTTTTTTTGGTTTCATAATTGGAAGTATATACGTATTTTTCACGTTCTTTCATTTCATTTTTGAACTGTTTTTGATCTTCAATTAAACTTTGGATAGTAGTATAAAAGAAACCATAACTATTTTCAAAGAATACATTGTATGAATACTTTTCAGGATTTGTTTCCGGTATGGTATATTTCATCATAAGATTGATAGCATCTGTAGGAGGAACGTTTGGTATAACCAAACCCTCGGCTTCTTTTCTAGGTTTCCCTAAATCAGAACCACCCTCTTGATCAGAATCTTTCCAGAAACGCTTAAAGTAACGAATACCTCTTGCCGTCTCTTTTCTTCTTGTCGGTGCTGTTAAATACGTATCCCATAAGAATTTAGCATCTTCATCGTAAGGACTATCAAAGTATTCGGAAATTTTTGTCCTGATGTTTTCGTAAAATTCTAGGGAAGTCAAACTCAAAATATACATTTGGCTTCTAGCTTGATCCGTTGGAACAGTTTCGGTGATCTTGTTTACACAGAAAGATAATAACTTGCTAGTTACAGTAGAAGTTGAATTCATAGATGCTTGAAAAGGATTGCCAAAAGGAAACTTGGAATTTTGAAATCCATTCTTAATCACTCTACCAGAAGACGTTTGGTTATATCTCAACCTAATTATCTCTTCGCCTGTTAAGGGATAGTTATTTATAAGACCAATAGGATCATATATCAGTAACTCTGCCCTAATAAAAGGCGAGAATATTGATTGATAAAGGTTGACTTCTACAAATTGAGGCAGTATAGATAGTCTATCAGAACCATCAAATTTTTCAATAGTAACATCATCTATTTCTACCTGAAAAGGATTGGGTTCTGATATATCTACATAATTTTCAGGCATTTAATGTGTCACCCAATTCTTGTTTTATCTGTCCTATATAATTAGGATCAAGTATTCGTATTTGCCTCTTGTCTTCATTCTTTTGATTTTCGAATTCATAAATCGAAACCGAACTCCATCCTGATTTTTCCTGAGCAGTCAAGAAGTTCCAAGTTTCCGGTGTGATAAACCAAGATATTCTTTTGATATCTTCTTCGGTATCAGAACTAAGACCAGTATAAACATAATGTTTAATATCAGCTTTAAGTAATTGTGGTGACTTATTATATTTCTTTTTTAGGAAATCATTAAATTGAGTATAATTTAGAGGCCAGTCATAATAAGGATCAAGCATATCATTTGAATAGTATATAACCCATGATAATTCTGGATCACGATAGAAACGATTCGCCAGACCTTCGGCAGTCTCGCCATCTTTGATGATGTAAGTATAAAAAGCTGATCTTTTGTTGAATACTTCTCTTACTATCTCTGATCTAAGTAAAAGATTAGTAGCACGTTTACCATTGTATGTGATTTTAGGATAATAATCGAAATAACTCATTGCATATTCTCCCCACCATTGAACCTATCAGGTATAGG